CTTCAGATTCTTGTAAATTTATAAATAGTATTTCATGTTGAAAATTATCCCAGCCATATTTTTTAATAGATCTATAAAAATAGTTGTTTTTATTATAACCTTTCCCGTCACTACCCCATCTTAATGTTGGTTTTTGTGATGTAATACCTATATATACTTTTCCATTCTTCTTGTTAGTGTGCATATAAACACACCATTTCTTTTCTTCCATAATTAACCTCCTGCTAAAAAGTTAATATAAAGCAGTAATCTACATATTAGCAGTATGTAGAAAGGTAGCTACTCCCTGTCCTGCTTTTATTTTATTGTTCATCATCAAGTCCGTTGATGCCCCATGCCGAAATATAATCATCGTATACCCAATAGGATGTAGGCATTTGTACTGCCTTATCTCTTAAAGTAATAACCTGTCCAATTACAATATTAAACTTTTGAATGAATTTGACTAAATCACCATGCACATTAAAATCACCATTTTCATGAGCAATTCCATCGCACATCTTAATCATTTCATATACTTCGCCAAATTCTTTAAGGACAGTTTCAAACATATTACCCAAATCAGTATAAGTACGATAATCTTTATGTACCTCTGGGCGGCCAGAAGTCATATTATAATTATCTTTAATTGCAGAAATATCGTCCGCTAAGAGAGGCATAAGGTGTGATAGCTTATGGTGCACAATATCACTCGCTTGCGGCATTGACCAAGTATTTAGCATAATGCTGGCAACTCTATCCAAAGTTGCATTCAAATCGAAAAATGCGCCATATAGTTGGTCTAGTGCTTCGCTGGATTTTTCACTTAAAAACATAATTTCTCACCTTCTTTAATTTAATCTTCAAGCCCTTCACGGCTCATTTCACCACTGTCTGTTAAATCGGTAGCATCTTTTCTTGGAGCACCACCAGACCCGCCATCTTTCATAGTGTTAGCATTAAGCAACATAGACAACTTACTTTGCATATCACCATATTTACCTTCTGACAGACTATAATCAAAGTCCATAGGACGCATCCCTAGCGCCGAAGCATAAGCAGAACTATTCAGAACAATACCCTTATCGGCCAGTTTAATCAACTTATCAAATCTCTTGTCTCTATCAAACGAATATCCGCAACCATCAAGAATAAACTTAAACTTATACTTTTTCGTCAGCTTGTTCGCCCAAAACTCCAAGAAATTGTTAAATTGTGAATATAATGGCTTCATTGTATTGTAATCATTTTCAGCCGCATATTGCAATTCTGCATTAGACATTCTGTCGCTTGAATACAAAACACGGCTCACACCAGAGCCAAGGCCAGCCACGGTCGCAGTATTATTAGAATACATACCAGTATTGGAATCAGTATATTGATACATCTTAGTATTTTCAGTAGGCATAGCCACGGCCTTAAATTGCTCATTCAGCCCTTGTTTAACCTTGGACATAAATGCGCCTAGTGTCTTAGGGTTAATTGCAAACTGGTCAGATTTTGTACCTGATTTAGCATTGTCAAATAGCCTGATTTCACCGGCTAAAATAGCATAAGCAGAAGCCATATCTTTATTATATTGAAGCGCCGCAATCTCATCATTTCTAAGCACATCTTTCATATATGGTGCTAAAAATGGAGTTGTGTTGAAATTTGAAGTATCAAACTTAAAACAGGCGCTACCATCTTCCGGACTTGTCTGTGTCCACATTGCAAAAGTGCCATCATGAGTTTTCAATGGAGTAGTAGGCTGATAGCTAAGAACGTTTTGATTTCCACCAAATACATTATTAAAATATTTCTTAAAAGCGGGGTCATAGCCTTCAATATCAACTCCGGGTTGTAAGAAATAATTCATGTCAAAATCGAACAGCAATCCTTTTTCCCAATAGCCTGTCAATAAACACCTGTTTTGAGGCAAAAGTTGTAATGTGGCTTTCATCCCTTTATTTCCCCATTTTGTCTTACGGAACCATGCGAACACAACCTCATGCCGCATCACTTCAAGCGCCATTTTCCTAAATTCAGCCATATAATCAAAAGAATCAAGGAATTTATAAATTGCTTGCTTATCAGCTACGAATTCGCCTGATTCATAATCACTTTGAGTAAAAGCATTTTTACACACAATCTGCAAATCGAAAGATAGCGTATTCACATAACTCATCATAGTTCGTGCAAATAGCATATCAAATTTTTGCATAAATTCCATGTAAGATTGCAGTTCAGGCGCACTTTGCTTATAAGAAGATAATGCGTCTTTGATTTTTTGTAAAGTTGGAATTTTAGCATTATTATTCAAGCCATTAAGCATCTGGTTTTGTAGCCAAGGAGAATAAATGCCAAATTGATCCATAATTGCTAAACCTTGCGCAAATTGCATTACTGCATCTACTTCTGACATTTCTAGTAATTTTTCACTCATTAAACCCCTCCTTTCTTTTATTAAAATTTAGAATACTAATTGAATATCATCTATGTCTGTGTCGTCTTCGTCCTGACCATATTTATTCCATTGATTTTCTATTTTGCTCGCGACATAGTTAGCATAAGACAATACGACAGCACGGTCTTTTGTTCCAGACCTTGGTTCACTTAGCTTAATCTTATTATCCCTAATTTCAGCCTTAAGCTGTATTGCCTCTTGTATCATTAAATCAACTTGTCCATAAGGCACAAGTCTATCAGCTAATTGCTCGGTAGTCAATGTGAAATATTCGCCCGTATCTTCCAATGTTTCTTGGGCTTGCTCTGTACTTACAAGAAACTTAATATTATTGGTTTCAAGTTGCCGTTTTAACTCAATCCAACAAGCAGAGTTTAATTCACTCGTACCAAATATGCTAATAATACAAGGTATAGCATCTTTATCAACGGCACGAGCCTGTAAATCAGCAACCTTGTTGTCTTGTGCAATTTGTAAGCTTTTATCAGCGCATTCAGTTAATCCGCGCCCATCCCATAACGCGCCACGTTCAGGATTATCCTGTGGCATTGTCATGTAGTTGTAGACACTTTCACCACCCGAACGACCATCAACGATACAGTAATCAGCGTCATAGTCTTGGCGAAGTTCTTTAACCCTTAAACCAGCGCCTAGTGAGTCGCTTGCAGGCCAACCTTCTATATAATCAACATGGCGTTCAAATCTATTTTTCTTCCAATGCAACGACATACACATAAGTATAGTATTATCGTTCTTTTCACGGCTTGTGGTGTTACTAAAAGCGAAGTCTGCAATAACAAGGCGAATCTCCATGTCTTCTTTTGGTTTGTTGCCTAAGTCATTGCCAAGGAATATATCCATATTGGTAGGTGGTCTAAATGATTGTTTTATGATTTGATTTTCCTTGAATGGTTTTAAGTCAAAGAAAGCGTCTTCATCTGCACCCAACATCTCGTTCAATATTTCACAGCGAAAATCCATCTCTGCCATTGATTTCTTATTCTTACGATAATCAGCCCAAGTTCTTGAGCCATCATCAATAGCCGCAAATATATCCTCTGCAAATGGAATGTAAACTTCATGATTAGATATATAGTAGTTTTGTACACAGTCTTGATATGACCGCCAAAACCACTCATAAGTAAATCTTGCACTCGATATATAAATAGACCTTGCTTTTTCAAGCCATCTTGAGGTCTGATATTCTTTCTTCAACAAATACTTGGCAGGACGGCAATGCCCCATAGGTTCAAACACAGAATCTATGATTGATTTTTTGAGCAGACGCGCCTCCTCATAAATATTTAATGTCGAACGAGTACCACGGCTTGAATCAAGACAAGGCAACACTGTAATAGTAGAGCCATTAAGTTTATTTTCAAGTGTATAAGCGCCACCATCAGAGGTGTTACTCTTAGTAATAACTAAATATTCATGTTGGTACATATAAAGCAGATAAGGCGATAACTTCTTTATGATTTCATCTCTTATCTTCTTTTCTACTAATTTAGAAGCCTGTGGAATAGTTGAAGATGTAATAACAATTTCTGAGTAGGGTTTCAGTCCTAATTCACACATCGAACCTATACCAACAAGGAAAGATTTAGCCGCGCCACGAGTACACAATGCCCAAAACAGGTCTGATATACCCATCATGTGTAACATTATCTTCTGAATAGGATATAACTTAATGCCTAATACTTCTTCGGCATACAAATCCCAATTTCGGCGGTATCTACTCGTCCATTTCTTAACATTGGACTTCTGTTTCTCTGTTAGACCCGTGCTATTATTTGCAGATGTAGTGGTGAGTTGTTTTGCCAGATATTGTTTTCTGAGATTTCCCGCATGATTTACTTTTGCTGGCATAGTACCACCTCATTCCTCTGCCCTGGGTATCTTCGGATAATTTCTACTGCCAGTCAGCAAATTTTGCAAACTTCTCATAATATTAGCAAAAGATTTCTCATATCCAGCAATATCCCTATATTTTTCTCTATCTTCTTCCTCGGCTGGCTCAGTTTCCTCAATCTTCCAAATAAGCCTATCAATAAATCTATCTGTATCAGATTTTGTATTGTCTTCAAATTTATCAATTTTAAGCATACTCATCAATTCTTTAATCGACTTTTGTGCACTCTCAATTTCAGCCTTATTACCAGATTCATCGGCCTTAATTTTTCTTAATTCGGCTTTACATAAATCTCTATATCGACGCATTTGTCCTGTTTCAATTTGAACTAATCCATCAGTATAATCCGCAAGCATTTGATTAAGACGATTATATTCTTCATCTTCAAACTTGCCCCAATCTAATTCATTTTGCTTGCGCTCTTGAGGTGACATTTCTTCTACTTCTTCCGTTGTTTCCTCAATATCCTTAACAATAGGCATCAAGTCATCAAGCATCAAATTTGAATCAATGAAGCCTCTATAATTCACACCACTGTTCTTTAGACCGCTGTAATACCCCTTAAACAAGTCTGGCTTGCGCCCTGCGCCTTGTTTATCATCCAATGTCTTAATAACAGATTGAGCAATCTCATTGATATACGGGACATCTAAAGCCGCGCAAGTCAGCCATAATCCAGTGTCTTCTTTACCAGATAGAGCAACATTCTGTCTATATTTTGTATTAATACAAGTATCGCAATATGGGAATAATTCCCCATCTACAACACTTGCTGTGAAATATCTTTTTTCTCGGTCTTTATCACAGAGTCCACAATGATGCTCTGTAAGTCGATTTCCCATTCCATTCTTTCCTTTCTTTCCAGATATGAAAATATACAAGGGCACTATCACAATCAAGCAACCCTTGTATATTATCATCAATATTCAGTTGTAACATAGCAGTATCTTTTAGAGACTTGCTACGAGATATGTAGCTTACGCTACGGAATCACCTCCTTTTAATCATATACTTCTGTTTTGATAACAATTGGATAGATTTTCAAGTCGTGACTCCTTTCTTTTTATTTAACAGCCATAGCTGTCATTAGTTAATTATTCAACTTCAAGATTATATACGCATCTATCAACATCGTATACAATCATTGTCTGTGACGGTTTCGTGACCTTTCGACATTGCAGGCTAAAATCGCCAGAACCAACCAGCGAGCCATTCACAACCACTTGTGTATCACGATCATTTTTATCGCTTGGTTGATGCAGATGTCCAACATGTACCTCGTCTGGTACTCGTTTATAAATTTGAGCAAAATCAGCTATAATAGTAGACATCTTATCATGTTGCCCATGGGACACACAAATCATCTTGTCGCCAATTTCATACTCTGTAAAATCAAGACCGTGAGAAGAAT